GATTCCTAATCAAACTGAACTTCTTGGCGACATTATGGCCGCTTATAAGTACGGCATCAAGAATCTTTACTACACCAACACGTTTGACGGCGACACTCAAACCGCTCTAAATAGCAAAGAAGAACCTAAGCAAGCTGAAGTTCAACCTAAAGAGCCGGTCCAAGAGGAGGCCGAAGGTTGCGCTGGAGGAGCTTGCACCCTATAAAAATGAAAACTGTACTCAATACAATCAACGTAGATTCTCTCAAACAGCCTCTTTTTCTTGGCGAAGATTTGGCTATTCAAAGATACGACCGTCTAAAGTATCCTAAGTTCTATGATCTTTACGATCAGCAGATTAATTTCTTTTGGCGTCCTCAAGAAGTTAATTTGACAAAGGATTCGGCTGACTACAAGACTCTATCTCCAGAAGAGAAGTTTGTTTTCGATAGCAATCTTCGCTTTCAGACAATGACAGACTCTATGCTGTCTCGCAGCATTAACTCATTATCAGATCATGTCAGCAATCCAGAACTTGAAATTTGCATGAATGTTTGGTCTTTTTTTGAGACTGTTCATAGCAATAGCTATACATATATCTTGCAAAATATTCACCCAGACGCAACAAAGTTCTTTGATTCTATCCTTGAGGATAAGGAGATTGTTAAACGCGCCCAAGCTATTTCGAGTCGTTACGACGCTCTTCTTAACAGCAAGAGCGACGACCCAAGGCAGCAAATTTTTGACGCTCTTCTATCCACTCAGATTACCGAAGGAGTTACATTCTACGTTTCATTCGCTTGTTCGTTTTATTTTGGATATCGTGGAAAGATGGAAGGCAACGCAAAGATTATTAATCTTATTTCCCGAGACGAGAATCTACACGTTGCTATCACGCAGAATATTCTAAAGATTCTACGCGATCAGCCAAAGGAAGGCTTCCAAGATATTATTAAAAAGAATGAAGATAGAATTTATGAAGCTTACCGTATGGCCGTTGACTCCGAAAAAGAATGGGCTGATTATCTATTCTCCAAGGGAAATCTTATTGGCCTGACATCAGACTCTCTCAAGCATTATGTAGAGTGGCTGGCAGATAATCGCTTAACATCTATGGGCTACAAAAAGCTTTACAATGCCAAAGGTAATCCTCTTGCTGGATGGCTTGACAGTTTCTATGACAGCAAAAAGATTCAAGTTGCGCCTCAAGAGACGGAAATCTCTTCTTATGTAAAAGGCGTTGATAGCAAAATAGACGAATCTGTTTTCGATATTAAACTCTAATTACTCAAGCGACAGTATAGAACCTCTAGAGTCGAGCCATTCCGTTTCTTCGCGGAATATCTCGGCTCTTTCGTTTGGTCTAATTATTGATATCTCTTTACCATTAGAGTCGAATATATGCAAGTTATGCTCTGTTCCTCTATTAATGATTATTAAAGAATTGCCTTCTGCGACCTCTGCTGGTAAAGTTATACCCGAGTCACTATTTGGAGTGATTGCGTTTATTGAATTGACTTGATCAGGGGTTAGATCTAATCTAGTTTCAACACGTTTTACTTTGCCATTAGACCCACTAATGACCTCGCCATTATATTCAAACTCTAAATTTAGAGTGGCTGTATCTGCGCCAATGCTAGTCCAATTGATAGTTCCAAGGACTTTAATTTTATATCTGCGACCTTTAACAAGAGAATTGCCGCCAGTCCCAATTAAAATTTCATCAACGTCTTGGTTCATACCACCATCGACATTAAATTTATTTACTTGGGGTCTGGAATCTTGATTTGGTTCTACTTCTAGATAACCACTGACAACAGTAGATAATACTCCAGCGCCAAAATGATCCCAAGGGCGCAGTCTGAAATAATGCCAAATACCAGTTTCTAGCCCTTCTCCTAATTTAAATGTATTTAAATAAGATCTAGTTTTACCCAAACTTATTGTTGTAAATAGATTTGAATGATATTGAAGATCAGCTTCAAAAACTTGTCTTACTTGAGCGCTTGATCCAACTATAGCCGCTCCATTGTATTCAAAGTCCAAACCTACAAAAACGTTATTTGTTGGGGCGCCGATAGCTTTCCAATTGACGCTGGTTCCTGTTGTTATAATTTCATACCAGTTGCCAGAACTCATGCTGGTGTGATTTATCGCTGAACTAAGCTCTGATCCTGTATAAACATCAATTGAGTAAACATCTTTATTTGAGTTTACTCCATAACAATTAAAAACAATCTCACCTTTTGACGAATCTTCTGGATATACTGTGAATGAAATTCCAGAAAATCCAGTTGTATTTGCGGCTGTTATGTCGTAAAGATTTGCGACCCCAAGTGGATTTCCTAAAGTTGGCAAATCTCTCCCTTCCGTTTGTCCATATGAAGAGTAATGAGTTTGACCCCATTCATATATTGGGATAGATTTATCTACATATTTGGTATAATGTTCAATCAAATCTGGCCAGCTATAAACATACGCTTCATAATCTGGCTCTCCAGTTCCTTTGTAATTAATTACTATGCCATTGCGTTGAGGCGCAGCCCCTGTTCCAGTTCCATTATATCCAGTAGCCGACGCAAAAGCCCCAGAAATATCTCTAAATGTTAATGGAACTGTATCGTCTTCGCTTCTAATTAGTTCTCCAGCGCCATTTCTTACTCCAGATCCAGATATAGTTCCGACAGATCCGAGTGTAGTTGTAACTTCTGGACCCCATACGGCTGTTCCAGTGAAAGTTCTATGACCATAATATCCAGAAAGAACATAATATGGCGAATTTTGAAAAGAGTCTATTACTTGAACTTTTGTATATGCTGGATATGCATTGTACGCATAGAATGTTCCAGTTCTTGGATAATTGTTATTATCCGTAATGATTACCCTAAAGCCAACTGATCTTGATCCTTCAATGTCCCTATACGAATCTGTTTCTGCGCTAAAAAGTTCTTTATTTCTTTCTTGGGTTATTGTGTAGGATAACCCTTGATAATCTTTTTCTTGATAAAGAATTGTTCCAGCATTGTCCAGAATTTGAATTGTGGCCTTTTGAGGAAGATCGATGAATGGATTCTCCCAAATTTGTTCTTTGGAAGCCATTACTCCACCAGTTGGATCAATATATTTCCATCTGAATGTTACGTCTGCTGATGTAAAGTTACCTTGGCCATGCCCAGATTGATGTGTTAAAGTATATTGTAAACTTCCTGTATCGGCTGTATCAACTGTCATTCCGCTAACCAATACTCCTAAAGCAGTATTTCCACCTATTGATAATGTAGCAGACGGCAAAACAATTAGACCAGTTTGTTTAGGATCTGTCGATAAAAGTTTATATAAAACGCCTTGAGAGTAGATATCAAAGTCATATTGACCCCAATTATTATTAATTGGTATTGTTAGCGTTGTAGTACCAGACGCTACTGAATAAGCCTCTGTAACTGAATCGACCTCATTTGATAAGGTTGAATAATCTGGACGACTAACATAAACCTTGTACCCTGTAATTGGGCTATTAGTTCCAGACCAAATTAAATGAATTCCTGTGTTGCCATAGCCGCTGACGCTCGCAATACCAGAAGGAGGATTTGGCTTTACTACTATATCATATGGCCCTTGAACATAGTAACTGGGAGAAGTGTCCATCATATCTTTCTCAACAAAGTTTTCTTTATTAGGCAAATATTCAATTCCAACTACAGAATACTGATTTGCTTCTTCTTCCTTTACGCCGATTGTTTTATAAAGTTTTGGCTCAACTCCAGAGCCGCTTAATACATATAACGAGCCCTCGCTTACTAAATCAAGATGCTTTGGATTTGTGTCTACAGAAAGGTTGTAAAAACCTCTAGGATAACCAGTTCCATAAACCAAACCACTATAACCAATTCCATTATCAGCTGACAAAACTCTTAAATCACTTTGACCTAAAGTTCCCGCTCCGACATAAACTTCCAACCCAAGAGATTTGAATGCATCTGAAACGTGCGTTGACGTTAATGTGGTGCCAATGTAAACCTTTCCTGTACCATAAAAATTTTCTGGTAGACCTACCGTATAGTATCCAAAGGAATTTCCTTTAGACCATTTTGATTTGGCTGAACTGCCAGCATCATAATCCGCTGCGAAAGTAGCCGCTGATTTTGTGTGTGATTTTGTACAAATATAAGTTTCAGAATTTACTTTAACAATGTTTCCTACTGAGTATTCTCTTCCTGCTACCCACACATCATAGTTTGAGGCGCCTTCGTTTCCAAAGTCAGCTTGAACAAATGTATAATATGGTCTTAATCTAGAGAAAGCAAGTAAGTCGCGATATGTAAATAAAAGACTTCCTGTATCGCTTGATGTTTTCGAAGCTCTTTCCAATATGCGATAATTACCTTTAATAAAAGCTGCAAGATATGAACCTGCGGCGCTAGAATCTGCTCCTAATTTATATATTTCAGTAGCGGCATAATCAGCAAAAAATGTTGGAACACTGGCTGGATAGGTTATTGGAGAACCATTTGAAACGATCACTATTACATCGCCAGCGCTTCTTCCAGCGACAAATGTAGAAATATCAGCTAAAGATGAATTTGTTGAGCTTTGTGCCGCCAAAGCTCCAGCAGAGTTTAAAGCGATTGCCGTAAGATTTGCCGCTGTTGATCCAACTTGGCTTCCATTTACATGAACAATGCCATTAGATCCAGAAACATAACACGTCCAATTTGTTTCTGTTCCAATCAGTTGTCCTGTCCCAGCGGTTCCAGAAAAATCTATATCAATTTCGCAATTAGAAAATATACCTGAAACTTCTGCAAATGTTAAAGAGTCCCATCTTGGATTGCCACTAGCAACTGTATAATCTGGAAATGTATAAGTAGATCCGGTTAAGATTGTCCTGCCTGTATAAGAAGCTCCAGAAACTCTACCTTCAACTGGATAAACATCAACTACCGCCGATTGCAATAAATAATCTCCAGTTACTGTTAATAGCGTGCCATACGTTCCTGCACCAGCGATATCACCAGTGCTATGTATATTAAACTTTCTTGTCTGTCTTTGTCTTCTCGCTCTAATTTGCTCAAGTGTTCCAGTGAAGCCGCCATCGCTTCCGGTCATTGAATTTAAATCTGAAACTGAAAAATTACCAGATGGAACATGTATATAAATACCAGAAGCTAAACCACTAACAAACTCTCCGTCAATTTTTAATGTTTTCGCATTCTCGTCTACTTCTAATATTCTGCCAAACGTTCTTCCTACGTTTCTGATTTCGTCGCTAACCCCAAAAATGTCGCCTGGTTGTAAATACGCACCCTCTAATCCAGCTACAAAAGTAACTGTATCAGATTCAAACATTGAGCTAAAAAGAATATACCTACCGATTCTTTTCGCTTCTGAGCGTGATGTGCATCCAGCGGCAGTTACTTTAAATGGATTTAAACCAAAATTTCTAATTCCATCCACATCTTCAACAAATTCGGCTTTTGTTTTATAGTCATCGTATTTATCATTATATATAATTTCTACGCTCGTATATCTTTTATTCTTTGCAGTTTCAGTATAAATGAAAGCTCCATCTTTAACATTAGCATTCCCAAAATACATCAAAGGTTCTTTATTTTTGTCTGCAAAGAACGAAAACCCTTCTGTATTCCAGTAAACTATACCTTTAAATATTGCAGCAATGTCTTGCAGCACTTTATAAGCTTCGTCTTTAGTATAAAAAATTATATTACAGGTGTATCTTGGTTCTAAGCCGCCTTTTCCATCTGGCACGCCTTTAAATTTCCCATTATCTTCAACAGCATCGCAGTATCTTCCGATCTCGTAAAGCGTCCATTTGTCAACAGATGCAGAATTAAGATAATTACCTAATCCATAATTATAGTCAGTAATTATGTCATAAAGAATCCAAGCTGGATTGTCTGTCCAAGCCATTTTAAATGTGCCGTCCCAATCTCCGTAATAAATCTTATTACTATCGTAAAAATTGTCATCACAAAATTGCTGCAATGTTATATCCGAATCGTGAGCTAAGTTAAATTTGGCTCCACCACTATCTTCAGCTAATTCTCTTAGAGTTCTTGTGCCAGACCTGTCAGGATCAATATTAAAGTAATATACCTGTATTCCATTTTCTCTGGCGTTATTTAGTAACACTTGATATGTATCTGCGCTCATAGATTCTGGAGCAGAGGCAGAGAAATATACTACTTTTCTTACAGTATTTACCCACAGTTTTTCTAAAGCGGTTTCTTCAGAATCTTTGCCGACTTCATCAGTGATACTGAACTGGCTTTTTCTCAAAAAGAAATTAGCAATATTTGTTTCTGATGGATCAGTTGCTGGCGTTAATTGCGTAGCGCTTAAAGCAGCATCAAGTTGTTTAATTAAATTTGTTTGATTTGCGCCAGCGGAATCTGGAGTTTCAACTTCAGAAAAACTGCTTGATCCGTAGTAAGTAAACCCAACAATAGTTTCTCCAGTAGCTTGGTTTACAATTGTGTCTGTTCCAGAAGCAGCAGTTTGCCATATAGAAAATCTTACATTAGTATAGCCAGAAATTAATTTATAAATAAATTGTTGTAAATTTCGCCTTAGAAGATTTCTGGTTGCAGTATTCATGTTTTGGTCAACCATGAATATGACATCTAAAGTGTTCGGGTTTGCTGGATAATCTGGATTGGAAAAAACATATCTTCTGTCAAGACCATTGCCACCTATTGGAAAGTAATTAGAAGGTACTTTAACCTTCTTCATTTTTACATCATATTGTCTTTCTGGAACCGAAGACATTGAGCGAGAATCAAACTTTAAGCCGACG